CCGTCAAGGAAACCGCCTATAGCGCTTCCAACACCGCCAACTCCGTCAGCAACTGCTTTAGATCCGGCTCCTAATGTTTCAAGCACAGCTCCAACTTTACCAGATATAAAATTATATAAACCTTTTAATGGGTTGTTTAATCCACCCAAAGAACTTGTTATTCCAGTGATACTATCAGTCACAGTGGTTTTAGCATTCTTGAATATTTGTGTGAAGTCATCTAATGACAAGCTCTTTAAATTAGCTATAGTGTCAAATAACGCAATAGCCTTATCTGCTAGGAATGTAAATACTATCCCAACCAAGCCACCAAAGATTGTAATTCCATTTTGAAGCTTTGAGAGTACTGATGCAAATAGGGCAGATTCTTTTACTGATTTAACGATAGATGCTATACAACCTATCATTGAAGAAAGAACCTTGCCGACTGTACTTGCAGCTGCGGATATTACATCATGCTCTTTAACCCAATTTCTAAATGCTACTATAGCATCTCCAATTGATGATGTAACATCTAAGATATTTAGGTGAAGATTCTCGAACACACTCTTTACAACTTCAAATGCAAATCGCAAACCAGTGCCTAATACCATTCGAATGAGGTCGATTACGGAGAATAATCCGTCGAATGTTCTTGCAAGTTTATCCGCTTTATCATCTGATAGAATCAGCCAAGATGTAAACTTCTCCAAACCTGCACATATAGCATAAATGAGCGATCCATAGTCTTTGCCATCTACGAATATTTTCTTAAATGACTTAGAAAGGATCTTCATTACCTTACTAATCGCTTTTACAGTATTTTCTACAGAATTGATTAATAAACTACTTGCACTTGGGCGTGTGAGTTCATCCATTAATTCACCGATTGGTGTATTAGTGTCTTTAGCGGCGGCAGATAACTTACGAAGCTCATCGATTTCTTCCTTTGTATATCCAGCAGACTTGAGTTCGGCATCTGATAACTCAACCATGTGTTCTACTGATGAACCAAGCTGTTTATTTACAAGGTTCTGAACGACCGCCCAATTATAGCCGGCCTCTTCCAGTTGCTTCCATCTTTCAGCGCCATTTCCAAATTTACCGCCGATAACATCTTGTACCACTTTATCAAGGTCTTTGATTGATTCTCCTGTTTGCCCAGCAGAATTTGTAACCTTGTCCAAGGTTGATGTTATGTTATGTATTGCCTCTTTAAAAATATCACCTGTTAACCAGCCGTTCTTTAAAGTTGCTACGAAGCTGCCTTCTTTCTTTATCATGCCGTCGATATCAATACCATGACTTTTAGCAACTTCTTTTAAAGCATTCTCAAGCTTATTACTATTTCCTCCGACAGACCGTACCATTTCCTGCCATTTGTCTTTATAAATAGTTATTCCTTCTGTTGAGAATAATTTTTTACCAATGCTGTTTATCTTTTTACCGATTGCTTCTGGATTAAAGGCCTCGACTACTGTTTGAAGTCTTTCGATTACCTCTATTACTCGGCCAGCCAATAGCTGTGTAAAGTTTCCCTCACCAGTTATTACTGATTTTAATCCATTAACTTTCTGCTGAACTACATCGAGTAATCCTACTAATGGACCCTCATTTTGAATTATTGGTGACAAGAAGTCAGCTCCAATTTTTGCAAATGCGGCTCGTGTATTGGCAAATACACCTGTTAATGTTTTATTAGCATCAGAAGCATGATCTGCAAAGTTTGCAAACATGGCTTGTGAGAATGTGGCAAAGTCAATATCGCCCTTCGTTACCATCTCACGAATTTCAGACTCGCTCTTTCCCATAACTTCACCGATCTTTGCAGCGGCATTAAGTCCTCTGGTTTCGAGCTGTCTAAGCTGCATGGTCATTAATTTTCCCTGACCTGCAACAGTACTAAAAATGTTAGCTATACTATCGTAGTCACTGTTAGTCTGTGCAGCTACACCTGATATAGCTTTAAGTGCAACGCCCATACTACTAAGTTCGGCGTCGGCGTTATCGGTTTCATAACCTAATTTCTTCAAAGCGTCTGTCATATCGTCCATATAAGATACACCAGATGCTGATAATGTAGATGCTGCCTTAGCAGCCTGATCCATACCATATGCGGTTTTATCTACCGCGTACATAATTGATTTGCTAACGCCATCCCATTCAACACCAAGACCTTTAAGAGAGAATTTGGCTTGCTCAATGTTCATAGCTCTGCTTATACCACCCTGAACAACAAAGCTCTTAATCTGACTTGATACTTTGCCTATTGCGGACATAGCACTATTTGTTAAGTTCTGAATGATTGTCATTCCAACTATTCCAAGTGCAGAGAATCTACTTTGTATAGCTTCTAATGAGTGGGTTATCTTATCGAGTGCTGCAGTGTCAACTGCATTACCGAGGCCCTCTAAACTTTTAGCAGATTCTGCTTCAGAAAGTTTCTGCTTCAATTTATCAAGGGTATTCATGCTTTCTTTTACATTTCGTTCGAAGTTGCTATTATTAAATTGCATCTCCACAACTCTACTATCAATAGTAGTAGAACTCATAGTTTAGCGACCTCCTTCCACATTCCCTCTGCAATCTGATCAAACACTGGTTTTAGTGCTGGATTTATATAGTCTATTCCTTCTACATAATGACCGCTTTTGGTGCCATGACCATATTGCACTAGAATAGCTACATTACATCCGCCTTCTATATCATCATTTGTCCAGATGAGTCTAGTGGTTCCGTTTTCTCTTATTATTTCGTAATCCCAAGATGAGGCCAGTCGACCGGTATCTTTGGGAGTAGCAGCAGAAAGAGCTTTGACACCCATTCTGCCGTATTTGTCTAATTCGCCGATGCTTACTTTCTCAAGAAGTTTCTCAAGAAAGTTATCTGCTTTCTTAAAATTATCTGTTCTTTCAAAAGAAATCATGACAAATCCTCCAAAAATTTAGCGATTGTTAATTTCGTCGCAAAGCTTATTATAGTCAGCTCCAATTTCTGCGATTGCGGCTTTTAAAGTATCACCGCTTCCGTACTGACCACCGATAACTGCAAGAGCCAGTGCATGATAATCGATATCGCTATCATCGACCTTAGCTTTTGTAGATTCGGCAGCTTTGATTGGCTGCTTTTCTGTTTTTTCTTTTGTATTCTTAGGTTTATTCTTTGTTTCTTTAACGGTACTGTCTGCTGAAATTTCGTTGCGCAGTTCAGTTTCTACATTGTTATTCTCAATGTCTGCCATGGTAGTTATCTCCTATCCTTTAGAATTCATTGCTTTTCTACGAGCTTCATTCAGGGATTTATTTCTATTTAATATTTGACCTTTACTCATTGATTTAGGTTGCTCATTCTTTATTCCGCAAATCTTTATCAATGTTAACAATCTATTCAAATGCCATTTTTCGCATTCAAATGGGATGTTAAAGGCAAGCATCCAATAGTAAACAAGCTCACTAGTTATTATCTCCCTTGATGGTCGTCCATCGTTTTGTCCAAATGTTGTCGCCGATTGTGGTGATTCTATGTATTTAAGAATGTCTTGTAGGTTCTGTTGAGTTAAACAGTCATATACTATCGGATCGATCTTGTTTGGGTTCATAGTCATACACTTTATATAGCTTATGGTCTCTTCCATCGTCTTGTTATCTTTTGTCAAGAATGGCTTTTCCCAAATGGACTCCCATTTTGAAAGGGAGACTAGTGAATGCTCTAGTTTCAACACTGTTGGATACACGGTAATAATTTCTCCAGTTTCTTCGTTAAATAACTCTCTATATTCAACAGTTATCTCTTTTGGCATTACTAGTCCCTTCCATTAAATCTATTTAGCCTGAGGAATTAAGTCAGGGTTATTCTTTGGTGATACATCTGATGGCACAATACCATTAATGAAATCAGCAGCTGCCTTATCATCTGTTGCAAGCTCCATAAATAAATTAGAGTATGCCTCTGTCTGGGCAAATGCTTCAGTAATCTCTGGTGTCTTAACGAATCTTTTTCCATCAGCAGACTTCTCACATATGACTTGAGGATGATGTCCTTAAATGTAGCGATAATACTTGGTGTGTCCTGTGCAGCTACGATATTCTTAATCATCTGCTCTAATCCGCCTACTGTACCAAGCTCCATTTCCATAAGTTCAGCCTTTGTAAGGTTGAAGTAAAACTCCTCAGTTCTTTCGTTATCATTGTAATCTACATATGTAATTTTCTTCTTTAACATGTGTCGTTCTCCTTTCACTTAAAAAGAAATGAGGGCTATGTTGTAGTTCATAACCCTCATGATTTATATCAGCTGTGTATTTTTAATTAAGTAGTTGGTGTTGATCCTTTGAAGATCTCAGCAATCTCATCTGGTAAAGGAAGTCTAGCTTCACTTGAGTCATCGCCGTAGAGAATTGCTTCAAGCGCCTCTAACTGGGCCTTAGCAACCTTTGTTGAGTCAATTGTGATGAGTGCAGTTGGCTTAAATCCATCAACACTTACTGGTACTGTGCTGATCTCCCAAGAGAATGAGATTGCCTCTGGAGAATCATTTACAGTCTGGTAGTTCTTCTCTGAAGGAGAAGCTGAACCACCGTAAAGGATATGAATCTTATATCCGTACTGATCCTTATCTGTGTCGTTACCAAGAACAGTTCTGTAGCAAAGACCGAATGACTGTCTTGACTGCTGTCCTAATGTAACACCAGGAACAAGATCTGCAGAACCATCACATGCAGCCCACTCATCTGGGTATGTGTAAGCCTCGATTGTAGCTCCAAGTTCCTCTGTAGATCTTAAGCTTAAGTATTTTGTGTCGTCGGCATAAAGAGCTGTCTCCTCCGCACCTGAAGGACTCTCTGTTACAGCTGTAAGACCGTTCCAAGCAACACCCTTTGGGTATGCGCCGTCAACCTGTGGGTAAAGAACACCCATCTTGACGCCAGTCTCATAAAATTTCTGACCGCTCTGGTCCCAAACTAATTTAGACATAGTTTATGTTTCCTCCTTAATAATGTATTTCATAAATGAAATGACACAGATTATCGGCAGTATATGAATCAACCATTCTTGTATATGGAAGCTCTTCGATACGCTCTGGTATCTCACTGTCAATATCTGTGTCAATAATTGTTAATTGATATCGATTCATTTTTTTGTATCGTGAATCGTTTGCATAAAGGGGGTCTTTGCCTTGTAATTTGTACCGAATGCATGGGTAATTCATTCTTATAGATGCAGGGGGATTGAAATACACATTGTCTACTATTTCAAACAAAATATCATCCAGAGTTGGTCTGTTAGCCATTATATAC